TATGGTGGTGGACAAGGCATGGTGCAAGGTCCATCATTCATGCAACAGCCACAACAGCAGCAGCGCAAAAGAATGGGTGGCGCTGGTGGTGTAGTTGACCCTAACTTTCGTAGAATGATGGAATTCAAAGCTTCTGGTGGTATGGGTAATCCTGCCACACAAGGTTTACAGAATAGACAGCATGGACCGGGTGCATTCGGTGTTTCTCCATCGCTATACTATCAGCACTTAGACCAACAGGGTATGCCTGTTCAGAGACAGCAACCCCAACAGAATATGGGTATGGGCGACCCCATGCAAATGATGATGCAAATGATGCCATTTTGGCAAATGTATTCACAAATGCTTGGAAATAGGGGTCAGCAGGGATACTAATGTCGCACAATATCCCAGAAGATAATATTCAGCGTCTCCTTAAAGAAGTAGTAGACCACTTCGATAAGGAAGATATGGCTGTGCGCGAACGTCAAATTCGCACATGGCGTAGACTGAAATTATTCTGGGAAGGCTTCCAGAAGGCATGGTATTCCGAGGTAGCTCACGATTGGCGTATATGGGATGAAACAGAAGGGGATGATACAGACCAATCCTACTATGATAAACCCATTAACGTATTCAGAGCTTATCTCGAATCCATTATTGCTGCTCTTAGTGTTACTGTTCCTCCTATCAAGTGTTTCCCTGATGACGCTGATAGCACTCTTGACTTATCTACCGCAAAGGCTGGTGATAAAATTGCCCAACTGGTATATCGTCACAACGATGTGCCTTTGTTGTGGCTTCATGCTTTGTTTATTTATTGCACTGAGGGTATGGTAGCGTGCTACTCATATCCAAAGTCAGATGAGAAATACGGAACCTACGAGAAAAAGAACTACGAGAGTGTTGATGAACAACATCAATATACTCGTTGTCCTAATTGTGGGTTTGAAATTAATGACGAAGTGATTACACCTGAAATGCAACCTCAATTGGATGCATTAAAGGCTAAAGCTGAGTTAAATCGAGATAAGTATGCTCCTGATAATGAGGATATCATTATTCAGGACGAACTTCAAAACAACGAGGAAGATTTGTGCCCCGCTTGTTTAATGCAAATTGCTCCTGAGTTACAACGAGAAACATTAGTTGTAACCAGACTTGTGGGAGTTACACAGGAGCCAAAAACTAGAGTCTGTCTTGAAGCATATGGTGGGCTATACGTTAAGGTAGCCAACTATGCAATGAAACAGGCTGATACTCCTTATCTAATATACGCGTATGAAACACACTATGCCCTCGCAATCGAAAGATACGCGCATTTACATGGAAAAAATGCGCTTACTGCAAAGAAAATTGCAGCGGCGACGGGACCGCGTGACCCATATGAACAGTGGGGTAGGTTATCGCCGCAATACCAAGGCGAATACCCCCTCAATACTGTTACTATTCGTAATTGTTGGCTTCGCCCGTCTGCATTCAACATACTTGGTTCTAAAGAGGATGTTGACCTTCTTAAGAAGAAATATCCGAACGGCGCGAAAGTAGTTCTAGTTAATGATGAATTTGCAGAAGCTTGCAATGAGGCATTAGATGATTGTTGGACTCTTACTCACAATCCTCTATCAGATTACATACACTTTGACCCGCTTGGTCTATTACTCGTCAGTATTCAAGAAATTACAAATGACCTCATTTCACTTATACTTCAAACTATTGAGCATGGCATAGGTCAAACTTTTGCGGACCCCGGCGTATTAAACTTCAATGCATACCGCCAAATGGAATCGACCCCGGGTGGTATATATGAGGCAACACCTAAGTCCGGCAAAAGTATCGGAGATGCATTCCATGAAGTTAAAACGGCTACTCTGTCACCAGAAGTTATGCCGTTTGCACAAAATATCCAAACTCTCGCGCAATTAGTATCGGGCGCACTTCCATCACTATTCGGTGGTGCTGTAGCAGGTGGTGGAACAGCATCAGAATATTCTATGTCTCGCGCGCAAGCGTTACAGAGACTACAGAATACTTGGAAAATGCTGACTACATGGTGGAAGCAGATTTTCGGAAAAGCTATTCCCATGTTCATCGAAGAAACACATGAAGATGAACGTGATGTTCAGCGCCGAAAAGATGGTTCTTTCGTCAATGTATTCATTCGTAAAGCCGAAATGGAAGGTAAGATTGGGAAAGTAGAATTGGAAGCTAATGAAAATCTTCCAATGACTTGGTCCCAACAAAAAGACATTATCATGCAGCTTTTACAGTCTGCAAATCCTGAAATTCTAGCGATTCTCGGAAGTCCTGAGAATCTGCCGGTAATTCGGGAAGCAATTGGCCTCACAGATTTCTTTGTGCCGGGTGAGGCTGACGTTGAAGCAACATATGATGATATTAAACTATTGCTAAACTCCGAACCTATTCCTACTGGCGACCCAATGATGCCAGAAATGCCATCTATTGAAGTTGACCAAGATTATGCGGACCCTGAAATTGGGTTCGAGATTGTTAGGAAATGGGTTAGAAGTGAAGCTGGTAGACAAGCAAAAATCGATAATGAACCCGGTTATCGTAATGTCTTGTTATACGGCAAAATGTATCAAATGTTGCAACAGCAGCGTATGATGCAACAAATGATGATGCAAGGTACTCCACCGGAAAAAGGTGCAACTCCGGGGGAGAAACCCAACGAGAAGAAAACTAAAGAAGCACCCATAACTGGAGAAGAAAATGTTGCAACTGTTTAACTTGCCTAAACTCCTATTCAGTCCTGACGCTCCTACCGGAACTGGTGGTGGAAGTTCTACCACTATTAGTGGCGGTGGAGATATGTCCAAAGAGGACATGATTAACTTTCTTGGTGAGGACGATAACAAGGAAGAAGTTATTGACCTTGAAGAAGGTAAAGAAAAAGGAAAAGATAAGGATAAGGAGAAAGGCAAGGAGAAAGATAAGGAAGAAACTCAGATTCCTGACGAAGATGATAGGGAATCCGAGGAAGATGAAGAAGAAATAGAAGAGGCTGACGAATTAAAAGAGCTTGAGGAAGAAATTGAACCCCCAAGCGAAGAACAGTTGGAACTCGTAACACCTGTTCGTCGTAAGGAAATCCTCAAGAAGTATCCAAGTCTTTTCAAGGATTTTCCATATCTTGAAAAGGCATACTATCGTGAACAGCAGTTCACAGAACTTCTACCCACTATTGAAGATGCAAAAACAGCAGTAGAAAAATCACAGGTTCTCGATAGATTCGAGAGTGATTTAATGTCTGGTTCTACCGAAACAGTTCTCAAGGCTGTTCGGGAAACTAATCCTAATGGATTCTACAAGATTGTAGATGACTATCTGCCTACTCTCGCAAAAGTAGATGAGAAGGCATACTATCATGTGATTGGTAATCTTACCAAGCATACTATTGTCTCAATGATTCAGGAAGCCCGCAGACTTGGTGTGCAAGCTGATGCTGAGGGTAAACCACAACCCGGTGTTGCATTACAGAATGCAGCCCTTTTACTAAATCAATTTGTGTTTGGAACAACTGAATTCAAACCTCCTTCACAACTAGCAAATAATGAAGACCCGAAAGAAAATTCTCGGGAAAAACAGCTTGCGGAGAAAGAACAAACTTTTATCCGCACACAATTTGAAAACACGAGGAATGACCTTAATACTCGTGTGAATAACACTCTCAAGAATACTATCGATGCGAATATTGACCCTAAAAAGTCAATGACAGATTACGTGCGCAAGAATGCAGCGCGTGATTGCATGGATAATCTTGAGAAGGTTATCAATCAGGATTCACGATTCAAGGCACTTCTGGATAAACTTTGGGAAAAAGCTTTCGCTGACGGATTTTCCAAAGAATCCTCTGATAGAATTCGCTCAGCCTATGTTAGCAAAGCTAAAACAGTGCTGCCTGCACTATTAAAAAAGGCCAGAAATGAAGCTTTGCGCGGCACAGGTCATCGTGTCAGGGAAGATAATGAGGAATCGACCCGAAGGGGTCCAGTTACACCGGGACGGCCACGTTCCCAAGAACGAAATACTGGCAAGATTAAAGAAGCCAAGGATATTCCACGCGGAATGTCCACACTAGATTTTCTAAACTCGGATTAACCGAGAAGTAGGAGAAAACATGGCTGTTGTTGAAGCTCAAGTAGCGGCTTTGGAACTGGAGAAAGTCCTTCCAAAGATTCGCGTCTTGTTTGAGCGAGACGATAAGTTTTATTCCAACATCAAAAAGCGTGATGTGGAAAAAATATCGAATCGCCAAATGAGAGTTCCGCTTGAACTTCGACCCGGTGGAAGCTTTCAGTATTTCAATCCTGATGGCGGAGACCTGGGACGGGGTGGCGGACCCACTTTTGACAAAGCTGTCGTAACTTGTGTATTCGTAAGCGAGAACATCGAATACACCAAGCTTACACAGTGGTCAACTGACGACGAAAGAAAAGCTATCACCAATGGAGTTCGCAGACTTACTGCAACTGCATTGGATGAACTGCGTAGACAGTTAGACGCTCAGATGATGCAGGATGGAACTGGTGCAGTCGGCACCATTTCTGCTGTATCTACTGCTGGTGGCGTTGACACTTATACTCTTGGCACCGATGGTTTTGGTGCAAAGCTTGTCCGTTTTGGACAGACCATTCAGGTATTCGATGCTACACTCGCAACTTTGCGAGGCTCTGGCTTGATTACCAAGTGGGATGTTGCAAACAAATCAATTGACGTAACACCTGCTATCGCTGGCGCTATTGCCACTGATAGACTGGTTGTCAATGGTATTTCCAATCCTGCTTCTCTGCCAGCGTTGTATGGTGTGCCTTATCATCATAGCAATGCTTCCGCAGGAACATGGCTTGGATTTAGTCGAGCAGCTACTCCGGAAATTCGTTCCAATCGTGTAAATGCTGGTGGTGGTGCTTTGGCGCTTCCGTTCCCGCGTTTGGCGATTAATCGAATTGGCGATAGAGTAGGAATCGACAATGATTTTAATCCTCGTGTCTGGACACATCCCGCCCAGATTCAAGCATACGAGGAAATTGGTCAGCTTGTAATCATGATTCAGAAGGCTGCAAAGGATGAGTCTCTGAACATGTATTTCGGCAATGGTAAAGGTTCCGGTATGCAAATGGCCGGTTCCAATGTTACAGGTTCCTTCAATTGGGACCGCACTAGAATCGACTTTGTTGTCGATGAAGTGTGGGGACGCGGGGAAATCCTGCCTATCGGATTCTACACTACCGATGGACGTAAGATTTTCGAAATCCGTGGACCTTCGGGTGGTGTTGTTACTGCTGACATATTCTATATGGTCAATGGTATGCAGACGTTCGTCTCGAACCCTGCTGCTACTGCCTTTATTGATTCGTTGGCAGTTCCTTCTGGATACTAAGGGGGGAGTTAATGGAATCTAAAGACCTTAACTTCCAGAACCTTAGCACAGTTCAGGGAGCACAGCAACCTAAACCCAACACTATTGCATCGGCAGCAACTGTAGCACCTAACAGTTTCATTAGCTTTATCAGTGGAACTGTTGCTATTGCTACAATCACTCCGCCTGCTGATGGGCAACATATGTTGGTGTTCATCTTTACGACCACCACACCTGTTGCCTTTACAACTACTGGTAACGTCAAATACGTTGCGACTCCTACACAGAACATTCCGGTGCTTCTGTTCTGGAATCCCAACGAGAATAAATACTATCCCGGAGAGGTAGTAGTGTAATGGAGAACTGTGTAGCCAGTCCCGATATAGTTCGGGCATCTACTATTGGGGGGTGGATGTCCGAGGGGGAACTTATTTGGCTGGCTACACAGGCTTCTCAGAGGAAGTTAATTGTAGAGTTTGGAAGTTTACATGGTCGGTCAACGAGAGCTATGGCCGATAATAACAAAGGAGTTATTTGGGCTGTAGACCCTTGGAAGGGAGATTATTTTCAGGAAGATGGCACACAACTTAAGATGACAACATATGTGATGCCATATTTTCTTGAGAATTTGAAAGACCACATTGCAACTCAGCATGTAATTCCGGTTCGCCAGTTTTCTTATCTTTTCTCACTAGATTGGCCTGTAGATATGGTTTTCATTGATGGGGACCATAGATTAGATACAGTAGTGAGAGACATTAAGAAAGCTTACGAGCTACTTAGACCCGGTGGTTTAATCTGTGGTCACGATTATAATCATCCAATGTGGCCCGGTGTTAAACAAGCTGTTGATGAATTGGTAATTGGACCAGTTCAAATTACGGAGACAATATGGTCCGCAATAGTTCCAAAGTCTTAATTAGTGTTACTACCGGAGAATACGCTCGTCGTGCAGATTTTTACGATTATTTTCACCTAATGAGGAAACCAGAGAATTCAATGGTTATCTTCAATCATGGTAGGTCGCCAGCCAGTAGTCGTAATATGATTATTGATGCTGCGATTGAAAATGATTGTAGCCACGTTCTATTTATCGACGACGATATGGCTTACAAGCCTGATGCGTTGGAGAAACTACTTGAACATGATAAAGACATTGTTACAGGACTTTATCTTTCTAGGGCATATCCTCATCAGCCCGTCGTGTTTGATATTGCTGATGAAGATGGTGCTGCGTTTCCCATGTATCTTATGGGAAATGAGAAAAGACTGGTCCCAATTGTTGCGGCAGGATTAGGTTTCTGTCTGATTAAAATGTCGGTGTTCTCTAAACTGGAGAAACCATACATTCGATTGGGAGAACTTAATTCCGAAGAATGGTGTGATGATATTGGCTTCTTCAAACGTGTGCGTGAAGCTGGTATTCAATCATATTGTGACATGGAAGCCATGATAGGACATATGGGGACCATGATTATCTGGCCGAATAAACAGAATGGCAAATGGTTCACTGGTTATGATACTGGTGGAACAGGTGCTATCAATACTCCACAGATTGACCCTAACGCGAAATATGAATTTAAGGAGAAATAATGGCGACTATTCAAGAAGTAATGGCTGATTTGGAAAATGTAAAGGGCGATAAAAGAGCCCTAATGCAGAAGTATTCTCAGGAGCAACAGGCTATCATCAATAAGTATGGTGGAAATTTCTCGGATGTTCCACCTGACAATAATGGTGAATATGCCGAAATTCAAAACCGAATTTTTATTCTTAATAGGATGATAAATGGAACTCACTGAACCAATTGAATCTATTAATAAACAACTTGTAAGTTTGTTCGGTATCGACTCTGATACTGGGCGTCCCATGTTTCGAGTTGTATCATCATGGGACCAGTATGAGAAACGGTTAACGAACGTAACTGCTGAGGGTTTCAAACTCCAAACTCCACAAGTGTTGGAGAAACCCAAATATAATCAGCATGACGCTGACTGGAAAGATAAGTATATTCTTGAGAGACTAGTGATTGTTCCACTAGTTAATCAAGATGAACTTCCGACCGAGGGAATGTCATACGAACCACTGTGGGTGTTTAAGGATAACATGAATAATCCTTTACCCCCGCGTGTGGATGCGTGTAAGCTCGTAATCGATACTATGTATGCCGCGCTTGGTAAAAAGAGCATGGCTAAATATGTTGACCCTGATAATGACCCTGAACTTAGGGCACATGAGAAACTAATGAGGGTTCAACAACTAGAGGAACAACTGTTTGGGGACGAATCCAACTTGTTGCTCCGAACTGTTACAGGTGAAGCTGTAGGCTATACTGGTGAGCCCAAAATTATTACACCAGTCAAGGAGAATGAATAATGTCAGGAGCAGTAGGAGCTTTTCCGGGAATCAATGATTGGAAGCGTAGGACTATTCGTGGTCCTATCAATCCACTAGATAAATCTACTGTTGTTTCAATATTTCCGAAGAATATTGAAGAAAAGAAATGCACTATTCAACCCGGAATTTTCAATATTCCTGCGGGAACTTTTGAGAAGCCGGGAATTCTAGTAGTTGGTCCTTCCTCATGGTGGAGAGATATTGATGAGGACCAGCCACTACTTGAAATTCCTGTCAGTTCAATACAAATCGCCGATTCTGTCGTGCGAGACTATTTGAATGGGTATCTTGCGTGCAACATGGATTCGCATATGCCCGGACTATTTTACGTCATGGGATGTAAAACTAATGCTAAAGGTGAACCCGATATTCTTGCAACTCAAGAATGGGTAAAGAAAGAGTATAAAGGTGAACTTGAGAAAGCTCAGGCTCGCCAAATGAACTGGTATACACTACTTATTAAAATGGCTGATTCACTGTGGGCACGTTCCAATGGCAATCCTCTCGCTATCGCTGATGATATGCGACTGGCTGCGAAAGAGTTAAATCTCACAGCCACGAAGGATTGGATGAAAGAATTTCAGATGGTGGATATGGTGCGTTGCAAGGCTTGTGGAAGTCTCAAGAATCCACAATTCCCTGTCTGTGCATCATGTCATTTCCCTGACCCTGAGCATCCAATGACGAAATCGATATTGGAAGCTAAGAACAGTATGCCAAAGGGGTAATGTAGATGGCTGCATCAGATTTAACAGCCGCGCAAGTAATGGCGAAGTCAGCATCATTGCTGAACGATACTGCGCGGACTAATTATACTTATGTGGCCCAATTACCCTATCTACAGATTGCACTACAAGAGTTACAGGAAGCCTTTGAACTCAATGGGATTCCTGTAACTCAATTAACATCTGCTGTAATCCAGATTAATGCTGGTGTTACAGAGATTACTTACAATGCTGCTGGAACTCCTGTAGCACCCGCATTACCTAACGATTTCGTAGAACCACAGCAGTTGTGGGAAAGAAATCGAGATATTAACCCATTTGTTCCTATGACGCGTAGGGACTATCTTCCACATTCATTGGAAGGGGTTCAATATAACAATTTTCTGTATTACGTATGGAATGACCAAAAGATTTCGGTTCTTCCATCTGTGCAGAATAATGATATTAAAATTGATTATATCAAACAACTATTTGAAAACCTTGTTGATGAGAATTCTCTTATCAACATCGTAAATGCTCGCACATTCCTTGAATATCGAACGGCTGCTCTTTGTGCAGAGTTTATTGAAAGGAATATAACTAGTGCCAATGCTCTCAATGCATACGCTGTTCTAGGTATGGATAGAGTAACTGGAATTAGTTCTAAATCTAAACAAACAATCATGACAAGGAGACGACCTTTCAGGTCCGGATATAAACGTCGTGGTTGGATAACTTAGTTTCTGGGGCATAATGCCCTGCCGAAAGGTGGAAACAAGTGAGTTACAGCACAGGTCAAGGTCAGTTTAGTCCTCGCGGTAATATGTGGGCAATGATTAAGTCATTGCTCGAAGGTAAGGGAGCTATTAATGCTGGTGCTCAAAAGGGCGCTGGCGCACTACAAGAAATTAAAGTAACTTATGACTTCGCGGTTGATGGTGGCGCCGTTGCTACTATTACACCACGTTCGTCAATACAAGTTCCTGCGGGAGCCGTCATATTTGGTGGCTTCATTCAGGGTATTACCCTTCCCGTATCAGGTGGTGGTGCTACAATCGCAATAGGTCTGGGTTCCGGTGCTCAGGTTGCTGCATTGAAAGCTGCTACTGCTATCGCCACTTATGCTGCTGGCGCTACAGTAGCACTCATTCCTGTATTTACTGCTGCATCTGTTGTTAAAGCTGCGGCAGATACTTTCGTAACATTCACTATTGGAACTGCTGCCCTGACTGCTGGTAAAGTTCAGGTTACACTTTACTATTACATGCAGGGTGAATAGTAATGCGGGACCATCAACCAATAGTTCTGGAAGAATTTAATGGCCTCTGGGCGCAAGAGGATAAAGAATCCACGCCTTTAGACCATTTTTCTGAATGTGAGAACTTAAAGTTTGTTGGTCCACGCGCGTTTGGGACAAGGGATGGAATCGACAGACACCAGAATGTTGCTTCCCCCTTGTCCGACGTTTTAAGGATGTATAACTATCCTACATCCGATAAACAGACTTTACTCGTATTAGTTGCGAATGGTGCTAATGGAGAGATTTACCATGTCGTAGATTCAACTACGATGTTTGGACCAATTCTCACTATTGCTGGAATGACCGATTTTGGTTTCGTTCCTTATAATGGACGGGCATATATTACTCCCTTTTTCACGGAACTAATAGGTGGACTAAACCGTGAACGAGGTATGCAAAACGAGTTTTTGTATGTCTATAAAGGAGACGGAACCGCAGCAAGAAAAGCCGCAGGTAATAAGCCTACTGTCAATATTACTGTGGCTAATGGCGCTGCTGGCTTTACTGATGCTGGTGTTCATATTTTTGGTTATGTATATGAAACTGATACCGGCTACCTTACTGCCCCGGCCGGTTTAGTAGCACATACTACTACAGCGCTACAAGAAGTAGATTTTTCTACTGTTGCTAATAGTCCAGATGCATTCGTAGTTAAGAAGCATATAGTCGCTTCTAAGGTAATTCAAAACTACAATGGTGATGTGAATGGATATCAACTCTTTTTCATTCCCGGAGCGACTATTCCGAATAACGTCGTTACTGTTCTTAATAATATTAGTTTCTTTGACCAAGATTTACTACTCGACGCTACTCATTTACTTGATAACTTCGCTGAAATTAAAGCTGGAGTTAATCTTTGTATTTATCACAATAGACTTTGCCTTTGCACTGAATATGATAACATCTCGATAGTTCGCGTTAGTGCAGTTGGAGAACCTGAGGCTATTAATCAGATAGATGGATTCTGTTTAATACCTCCGAATGGTAATCCTGTCACTAACATTGCTGAGCTTCGAGATGTTCTCTATGCAATGCAACGTAACAAGACGGTGGGTTTTGTTGATAACGGTGGAACACCTGCATCATGGCCCCTTACTGCTGTTGATAACGCGTTGGGTTGTGGTGTTCACGGTATTGCTACTGTTATTGACTCAGGTAGTTCTAACGTCGATTACCTGATGGTTTGCACATACACTGGTATTGCACTATTCAATGGTAGATATATTCTACCTGAATTAACATGGAAAGTTTGGGAAGTTTGGATTGCTCAAACTTTCAAGACTGACAATCGCAGAATTCAGATAGTTAACGATTCTGTGAATCAATTGTTGTATTGTGTAACTACTGATAGACAAATATTGTTTGCAGATTATGCGAATGGATTGGACCCAAAGAAAATTCGTTGGTGTCCATATACATTTCCCGCATTCGTAAACACAGTGGCTCTAATCAATATTAGCGAGCTACTTATAGGGTGTGACCAAGTATGAGCCTAGTTGTTCCGAATGCGTTAGAAGTTGAGATTCTCACTGAGAAACTCACTCCTGCGCTGACATTAAAGCTATACGGAAATAACGCCACACCTTCTGGTGCGTCAACTGCTGCATCTTTTACTGAAATAGCAGGTGGTGGATATGCAAGTTTACCACTTACTTTTGCTAATTGGGGTATTGTTGCTGGCGACCCTAGTATTGCCACTTATAATGCCATGCAAGAATTTTCATTCACTGGTGCAATTAACGCTCCCGGAACTATCTATGGTTATTTTGTAACCAGAAATAGTGATGGTAAACTTATGTGGGCTGAGCGATTTCCACCAGCTAATGTGCCATTTGTTCCAGTTGCAGGAAGTTTAATTAGAATTCTTCCCAAGTTCTCAGCACAGAGTCAGTTCTAATGGCCCAAATTACTGTTTACATGAACTACACGATATTCTTCCAAGATGAGGGAGAATATAACAGTGCTGTGGCTATTGCAGGAAGTCCTATTCTGGAAATGTGTCCTGCTGATGCAGCAGCACTTTTTGGAATTCCATATAATCCACTTCCATCTGGTGATTTGGATGCAATTCCAAAAGGAATGTATGCTGGTGGGCCTTGGAATATAGACCCTCCAGGTTCTGAAATCAGATTTCCAAGTCCTACTGGAATTATTGCTGACCCTACTGTGGGGTCAATATTAGTTCCGGGTCAAGCAGGTAGCCCTGCAAGTATATTTCCCGCTGGACCTGATGGATTACACGTATGGTCAGCAACTATTATTAGAACTAGGGCTGCTGGTGCAGGAGTTACACCACCTGTCAATGCTATTGCACAGCGTAGATGGGTTTTAGGTTTTGAACATGCATCAGATTTAGATAGTTCGAGTTCTAATGCTGTTTCTGACTTTAGTAGAGATTCCTCGCGCACATTAGAAGGATGTGGATTACGCGCGGGGGGTCCAAATAATAGATTTCTAACTCAAACAATGATTGCTCTAGCGGGTGGAGTTAATCCCAAAACACATTGGGATAGATTCTATTTTAGAGCAAGAGTTCAGCCACCAGCATCCACAAGTGATATAGGATTCTGGCGTGCTACTTGTAGTTTAGGTGCTTCAATGGGAGCACAACTAATTTATCAATCAACTGGACAAATTCGTTTGTTCAATATTAATAATGCTGGCACTTATTTCGATAAAGGATTAGTATTAACTCCAACTCTTAATCAATGGTATAGATTTGATGTTCTTACTCGGTCAGGTAATCCGGGTAATGGTGTAGTTCAAATCTATATTAATGGTATCTTTGCATTAGGATTTACTGATTCCACATCAGAAGGTATCGGAACTGGTGGGGACTTAGTTTCAATTATATTTGGTCAACAATTTAGCAATACTAATTTAGGTGAAATTGACCTAGATGATTGGATTGGTGCTGCTTTACCAACTAATATGAATACTAGCACATTGATTTTTAATGATGCTAATTTTCCAATTGACTGGTTACTTGGCTCTCATGTTCGTAGATTGCAATCTGATTCAGCATCATTAGTAAATTGGGCACCTAATTCATTTGGCTCACTAAACGGAGATATTAATCCTACACGTTTTGATGCTTTGGGAATTACTGTAGGATTAGCCAGTTCTACATCAGGCGCTCAAATAGATGGAGTAACAGATGCTCCATTACAGAGTGTTCAAGATAGAATTGGACTTTGTTTAGGTGTTGTTTCAGGTGTTCTTAGTCTTTATAGTAGAAATTCTGGCGCGAGTGACGGACAGTTAGGTTATAGACTAGCTGGCGGTGCAGTAGTTCAGGCTGTCGTTAATCAATTTGCTTTTAATAATGGAAATTTCATGGGATATCTACCATCAGGCATGATTTTGCCTGCTGAGGTATCTCCATTTTCAGTAATTCATACTAAATCTGCGGATGGAAATACTGATACTACATTTATGGTATCAGCATGTCTTGAATATTTAGGAGTGTTTGGGCCAGAAGATGACCCTGTTATAACACTTCCAATGAATAGAAATCTTTTACATAATTGTAACTATCCAAACAGTGAATATGGTTTCCGTGCATCACTTCCTGCTGAACCTGTATATGCAGTAGGTGGAACTTATGTAGGAAATGGAACTACTACAACTGTTGTAACACCTGGTCCTGCACATTTCATCTATATTCGTAGAACTGGTGGTGCTGATGGTGTTTTGTGGTTCGGAACTAGTTTAGGAGCCATGACACCGAGTAGTAATGATGTATTATCAATATTACGAACAGGTTTTAATGCTACTACTGGAGAATATTTCTTCCAAATAAATGGTAGTGATTCCAGAGTGAATCAAAATGCTCAAACTTATCAATACATTGTATTCTGTGACCCCGGTTCTAGATATAACATTTGTGGAGTATTTGCACATCCTGCTTCTGCGCCTACACCACAAGCAAATGTTATACCTCAAACTGGATTCCTAGCTGATTTTGGATTTGTTCAGGATAATTTAATCCAATCAGGTGGTGGGACTGGTAACGGAATATGGTTCAAAGGACCGGGCATTACTGCTAATAATGCCATCAGATTAGCTGCCGATGGAAATAATTCAAATTCCTTTAATTTTGCTGCTGGAATACTAAATACATTTAGTGACCAGCACAATATGGGAAATAGAAATAATAGAGTATATTCACTTTGGAGAACCGCTGATAGTGGTTCTGGTGGATGTGCAAATGTAATGATTCAAGCTACCACTTATGTAGGTAATGGTGTAAATCCTCGTAATATTCCACTTACACCTAC